TTCTTCCTCTCTCATGTCTTCTTGCATATCGTCTATGTCAAATTCCATCATTTCAGGCTCTTCCATGCTATACATCTCTTGCATCATAAGCATAGTTTCCTCATCCTCATTACCTTCCTCTTCTTCTTCCTCTATGTCCTCTTCTATTTCTACTTCTTCTGTATCATCATCATCATCTACTTTGTGTAATCTACCATCCATCTCCATAGACATAAGACCACACTTAGCCATAGTACGCATTTCTTCTAGATGCTTTAGCCCCCAGTATCTCACTACGTCAGCAGGTACTACATACTCGCCCTCTGACAAAAGCACAGGTACATCATCTGCAACTTCTTCTTCTAAAGATCCAAAGGGTACTTCTACCTCTTCCATATCTTCCATGTCGCTAAACATATGTATTACATTAGTCATTGTACAGTTCCTTTTGTTTCACGTAAAACATTGGTCTTTAGTTTTAGTAGCTGGTTTATAGTAGCCACTTGCCCCTGACACCTATGTATAGTTATAGTATCGTCAGCATATGCCATAGTAGTTACTGCTCTTTCTTTTAAATAAATTAGGTATTCTTCAAAATCTTTGTATCTAGCATTAGATACTAAAGGATATAGTTTTTCTAGTTTCATTGTAACATACCCGGTGGTAGACCTTCATTTGGTGGAGGTGGTTGCATCTGTGGTTGTGCAGGTGGAGCCTGTTGTGGTTGCTGTTGTAGTGGTTGCCCCGTAAACTGTTCTTCACCCGGTACTGGCGCTGCACCTACACCTATGTTACCACCACCTACGCCTGACATATCCATAGGCTGTTGCTCTGGCCCACCTTGACCCATAGCTTCCTGATTCTTTTGCATCAGGTAAGTCTGACGTAGCATTTCTTCTGGCGTATTTGTTACTTTGTTTGCATCTAGCATCATAGACTTAGCTATCTCGCGTATAATAAACGGAAACTTAGCAAATGGTGCAAGTACTGGATTGCTTACAATCTGTAAGAAAGACATGAGCCTTTGTGACCGTACTTCATTTTGCATCAGGCTCTCTAAACCTCTAGCCTTAACTTCTAAGTCACCTTTTATGTCTTTGTTGTAGTTAAACTGCATATTAAATGCAAACATTGCCTCACCTAGAGGACGTAACAGGTAATCGTCAAAGTTCTTTACGACTGTCTTAACAGATCCTGCCGCTGCTCCCATAAGCATCGAGATACCTGCTGCCGTTCTACCTACACCAGTTACACCAGTTTGCCCATGTGAAAATGAAGGTATACCTGTAGACTCATCAGCTAACACTCTAGCCTTATCAAACAGTTGCATATTTTCACTGCTTACATTAGGAAACTTAGTGCCAAATATTGCCTGTCCCGGCGCACCGCCCTGTCTTCTAAAGACTTTACCGGGGTATACGGTTAGATCTTGGCCCGGAGTCAGGTTAGTTTCGTCTACTTCTATCAGTAAATTACCTGACAATACAGCATTATCTACTGCCATACGCATAAATCCGTTCATCAGGGTCTGTGTATCGTCCATGTTTTCGCCTACGCCTATGCCAAAGAAAGCATATGGGTTGACTTCATACGGCACTGCACAGTATGGGATACGCTTTGGTAGGAACGGATTAACTACAAACCTAAGTACCTCGTTGTTGCATATCCAGACATTTACGTGTAGATCATCTACGTCCTCGTACTCGCCGGGTATCTCTATGCCCGACTCTTCTGCGATAGCTCTATCTAATATACCCCAGAACTCTAGGGCCTCGTAGCGTTGTGTATTATAACTGTGCGAACTGTCCTCGTCTTCTGACTCTAAGAGGCTACTCTCCCACCATTTTATAGAATAGTTCTCGCCCATTTCTATTGCTTCTTTGATAGCGTCTTCTCTAAAGAATGGTCTATTGCGTAATGCACGTAGTTGGGATCTTGTAAGTTTATGTCGCTCTATTACGTAATCACAGTCCTCTATTGTACTTGCATCTGGGTCAGGGTAGAAGTTCCACCCAGATACGTAGGATATTTTAGGCACTGTCTTAACTGTAGGATCATATTCGCCCTCATCTGTCCAGTTAGGGTACTCTTTTGTTGTAGCAAAGGGGCCTTTTAGTACACCAGTACCAAATAGCGCACACTCAAACGCTGCATTTCGTAGGTGCTTGGTAGCATCTGACTCTTCTAGCTGGTCTTTAATCTGCTTCTCCATCATCTTTGCAGCAACCATTGCAGGATGAAAGTTGACAGACGATTGCGTTATGCCGAAGCCCTCTTTCAATGTATCTACATCATCTAGGGCATCTTGTAGTGGGCCTAATCTTTCTTCTAGGTCTTCTAACTCTGTAGCTCCGGGGGGTAATACTCTACCATCTCCCTCATAGCCGTATAAATCTTTTGGCATCTCGCCCGTTTCTACGTCTGCTGGAGCGTTAGGATCAAAGTGTACTGTCTCAGCTACACCTTCTGGTAAGGTAGTAGGCTCTACTGATAGCGGAAACTCGTTGTTTGCAAGTAGTACGTCTACAATCTGGCTATACGCTGCAAGTACTTTTGTCTTTGTTACTTTAATAAATACACGGGATTTCTCAGTCTCCGTAAACTGTACGTCAGAACTGTATACACCCCTGTAGTTCTTATATGCCCTGATCCAGTTGTTTTCTTCTGTGTATCGTGCATCTTCAGCCCTAGTAAACTGCTTCTGTATGTAGTCGGTTAGGCCAGATACACTTTCATCTGACTCATCATTCTCTAGGAATGCGCTCTCACTGTCTTCTATAAACTCTGAATCGTAAGCCATATTTTACCTTTCAATATCCGAATGTAGCATCAGCAGGTTCAAATCTATGTTTGGGCGAAGTTGCCGTACCCATATCAAATATGTTGCGAGGCACGGGTCTAGACTGTATTCCGTACCTTAATGCATCATATAGATGATCCTCTGCATGAGTATCTACATCCTCTGGATTTCTTTTATCCAATGGTATTATTGGTAGTTGAGATATTAGATTTGTACACGTATTGAATATCTGTATACCGGGCATATCTGTATCTTCATCTACTGATAATAGCCTGTGTACTTCATTCTTTCCGCTAACTCTACTACCCTTACTTCTGTCGGAGGGTCTAAATCTACACCCTTCCATTATCATTTGCTCTGCTAGGCTAGGCCCCGTATCGCCTCGTTTGTGCCAACATGAGGAGTCAAGTACCCCATACGATATTGTGCCATCCTCGCTCTCTAAATTTAGTATCAGCCTAGCTAACTCTATCGCCAATACTTTACGAACATACAACTCCCTGTATACAACCAGTGTATCATCTGGCGTAACAGCAAACCACAAAACAGCAGAGTAAGAGCCATAACCATAATCACACGCCCTAAATTTTCTCCAGTTACTAGGTACTTTATACGGCGTAGTTACGTGTATACTTCTGTCAAACTCTGAGAAGGCTGCACCTTCTGCTATATCCCAACTTCCATATAGTAGCTGTTTTCGCTGTACTTCTGGCAAAGACAGTAACATTGTTTCGTAATCACCCGTATTGTACAAGTACGGATTATCTTTTAAACTAGCAGGTATAAATCGCCTCTGGAATAGAGGATCGCCTTCTCTGCTATGTCCTTTCGGATACCTTAACACTTCTTTAGTATCTAGATCCCTAGCCCAGAACGACTTGTTAGGCGTAGCAGGATCTATAAACATTTTCTTAACCCACGAATGGCCGGGGCCTCCGGGGTTTGTTGTCGCTCTCATAGACACTTGTATATTAGGATTAATAGATCTTAATCTCGACCTGAGATAATCCCACGGAAACGATGTAGGGTATTGCGTAAGCTCGTCAAAACCCACGTAGGAAAAACTTTGACCTTGGTAACGTAGAACGTCTTTATCTTGTTCCAAGTACGTGAGCCATATCCTAGCACCCGATGGAAAAGTCCACTGACTTTTTCTTTCAGACCACTTAGCCCCCGGATAAAACTTTGGATAGATTTCTGTAGACTTATGGATAAGCTCCCTAAGTTCATCATTAGTTCTCCTGAGTATTAGTGCGCTATGCTCTGCATAATCACAATATCTAAGAGGGTCTATCAGTAGTGCAAAACTCTTTCCACCACCTGCTGCCCCTCCGTATAGCACCTCCCTTTCTGGTGCATTTATAAAACTTTCCTGTGGGCCTTTGTTTATCTGTATTCGATTAGAATCGTAATCCTGTTCTACAGGCTCCTCAACCTTGAGAGGATAAGAGTCCGTCTGCCCAACTGGTGTCGATTGGCTCTCCTCTTTTTTCGTTTGGCGTATAGAGGATTTTGTCTTGGATACTCTTTTCTTTTTCGGCGTACTCTTTCGCTTTGGCGGCGTAATGTCTGTACGATTGGACTGCATTCTGTCTATCTCTTTCCTTAGTCATCAGCTTATGTAGGGCCTGATATGTTATGCTTCTTCCTGTCCTAGCAGATAACCATCTGGCTACCTCCCTATAGCTACAGGACTTTAGATATTCCTTTGCCTCTACTAACGCATTTAATTCTTCTTCTACGGGTAGCAGTGTAGTATTGTCTGCTGGGTTTGCCTTATACCCAAATGGTATCTGTCGGCTCTTACGTACTACGGGCCTCCACGTATTAATTTCTTCTGAGGGCATCGTCATCATCGTCCTCATCATATGTAGGTTCTGATTTTGGGGGAAAGATTAATAAACTGGGGGAATCTGTTTTTACAGTTATGCGCTCTGTTTTGACAATGCCTGTGCGGTCTAGGATCTCACGGGATGCTGCTATACGATCCCTGTTACCTAAAGCAGTAGGGTCAGTCAGTACGCCTGTCATAGCCATAGCTGCCATAGGGCCATTCGCCGCAAGGTACATCTGTGTCCTGTCTATGATTTGATCCTGTAGTGTTCTTAGTACGGTGCTAGTCTTAGTGTTTGCACTATAACCTGCTATCCTCATGGCCTCACGTAAGTTACCGTTGGCCTCATCAAATAGACAGTCTAAGAATACTTCCTGTCTATCTGTTAGTTCTTTTTTTGTTGCCATTCATCATTGCCTTTTTCATATCAGAAAAGGGGGCAGCCCTCTTCTTACTAACTGGTGTTGCTTTTTCTTTAGTGCTTTTACTTTTACGTGCCTTATTCTCTTGTACGATGCGACTGATACGCTTCTTCTGCTCTGGAGTTATTGCACCCCCATGACCCATTCGCTTTACCTGACCACCCA